TTATCCTGCTATTTCAAATGCTGTTATTGATGATGTATTAAAGTTATTTAAATATCCTGTTGAACCATTAGTTTTAAAATAAACCTGATATGTTGTAGCAGAAGTTGTTGCTGGTGAATCTAAATATGACATAGCAAGTGTACTCCAATCTAATCTACTTTCAGTCATGCCATCAGTAGCACCTAAATTTGTTGAACCTCTATAAATAGTGTACATGGTTCTTTGTCCAGAACCCCATGCTTCACCAGTAACAAGAATAAAAATTTTATTAGATGAAGAAGCTGGAGTAATTGTAACTGAAAGTGTATTTGAACCTGTAACAAAAGATGTAGATGTTGTACTTCTTTGAGTAAGATCAGTAGCAGTTACAACCTGCAATACTTTACCACCCACTCCACTTGCCAAACCTCTACTTTTTAAATATGTTAGTGCCATTTATATTCCTATTATTGATTTTACTTCTTCTTCGTCTAAACCTAGTGCTTTTAGTTTAGCAATAGCAGATTGTTTTTTAGATTCTTGTTGTGCTAGTTTAGCATCTTCTTCAGTTTGAAGTTCTGATTGTTTAGCCAAGATAATATCATTAGCAATTACTGGAGTGTTAGATAGCCATTCAATAGTATTAATATCATCACCAGATACTGAAACTTGTGCAGTCGGATTTAAAGAAAGTATTGTTGTGCAAATATCTATTTTCATAATTAACCTTTTATTTCCATTACTATTATTTGAGCAGTTCTATTAGCTTGACCCATTTTTTGAGTACCAGAACCAGCTTTCATATATGCTTGATAAGTAATTGATGAAGTAGTTGCTGGAGAATCTAAATAACAATAAGAAACAGAACCATCTAAAGTTCCACCACCACTGTTATATTGTGCCATACCTTCAGAACCACCTAAATTTGTTCCATTTCTAGCTATTGTATATTGTCCATAACCTGAACTGCTACCTGCATAATGATTAACAAATATAGCAAATTTATTTGAACTTGATGATGGTGTAATTGCAACAGATAAAGTGTTTGAAGCTGTAACAAAAGAACCAGATGTTGTACTTCTTTCCGTTGTATCAGTAGCACCTAAAACTTGAATAACTTGACCAGCAGTAGCACCAGCAGAAGCCCAAGAATTATCACCTCTTAAAAAAGTAGAAGATGAAGGAGTACCAGTAGCAGTAAATTTAGCAATACCAATAGTTGAATCAGATACAGTCGCCAAACTTAATACATCTCCTAATACTATAATGAAATCTATTACATCAGATGTTGTTAGTGCAGATGAGAATATAATTGTAGAACCAGATATTGTGTAGGAATCAGTTGGTGCTTGTAAGATACCATTTAAAGATACTAAGCAGTTGTTAGCTGATTGTGGGTAATACGCAACACCACCATTAGTTAAATTGAATGTAGTCGTAGCAGATGTAGTAATTGTATCTAGCTTAACGAAGTTTCCTTTTGCAGGTTGTTTACCGATATAAGCCATATTATCCTATGATAGATTTTATTTCAGCTTCAGTTAAACCTAAAGCAGATAATTTTATTAATGCCGATTGTTTGTTGGCTTCTTTATTTTGTTCTTCTGTAAGAAAATTTTGTTCATAAATATTTGCTTGTGCTTCTAAATCTTTTAATTGTTTTTCAGTTGGTTTTGGAATATCTAAATTCCATTCTCTTATATAAGCACCTTTTCCATCACTATCATCTTGCAATAATACATCTTTATTAAAATTAATTTCTTTGTTTGCGTATAATATTACTTTAGTTGCTAATTGTGCCATTATGCTACCTTATATCCAAAATAAAATGTATTACCAGCATCTACAGTTGATGCTGAACTTCCACCAGCTTGTGTTTGTGCATAACACTCAAAATAATCTGTTGAACCATTGGCATAAGCAAAACCACTAACAAATGGTTGGATAGCATAAACAAAACCAGTTCCATCGTACCTTTGGATTCCTGATTCTGCAATTTTTGTTCCGCTTGTTCCATTTTTATAAATTGCCATTTGAACATAAGCCATATTATTAGTTGATGAATAAGCCATAACACTACAACCTAAGTGATAGTAACCAGCAGATGTTGGAGTAAATCTATAATTAGTAGCATTATCATAACAATTGGTGCTATCGTATAATTCAGTTGCATATTGTAATTTAGTAAGTGTGTTGTAAGCTAAAGAATAACTACCAGTTCCTTTGGCAGAAAAATATAATGATGTGCTACCTGCTGTAGCCCAAGTGTTATCTCCTCTTAAATATGTAGTTGAATTTTTTGTACCAGAAGCTGATAAGTCATCTAAATTAATTGAACCATCTAGAATGTCAGCAGAACTTAAAGGAACTGAAGTTGGTGCATTACCTAAGTAAGCCATTTTTAACCTACGTCAGTTAATAACTGTAAATGAACATCACAGTTGCCAGAAGCATCATCTGTTTGTGCTTGAATTTTATCTGATATTTGCAGAACTACTTTTGGAAGTTCTAAAGAAGAACCAGAAGGAAGTGGAACATTTTTAAATATGAATTTACCAGTAGTCGCAGAAGCATCATATTTTTTAACTGACACATTCATTGAAGTTGTAGTTGTGTTTGCAATAGTTCCAGCAATCATTAAAGATTTAGTTGTTGCTGTGAATACGTCTGTAAGAGTTGCGTTTGTTAAACTTGATTGTGCGTCTGAAAAATTATTTGCCATATTTATCCACCTAATGCTACTGCGAATGGTATTGAGTTAGGGTCGCTTTCCGTAACACTTACTCCACTCGGTAAAGTTATTGCGTTTGTTGATGTATTAATACTAAACAGTTCTAAACTATCTGTTCCGTCATACACTTTGATCTTATAAGTGTTGGCAGTTGCGTTGTCAATCCAAATTGTTCCTGCCACAGCAGAAGTTGGTCTTGAACTTCCAATATGATTTGAATTTAATGCAGAAATTGTTGCATTAAGATTTGTTCTAAAGTTTGGAAAACTTTGATTGTCTAAAGTTACTTGAGTTACTTGTGCCATATCTACCTAATATCCTAGTTAATATCCTTTTGCAAGATAATCAAAAGTTCTGCTTATTCCTGTTCCACTACTGTTTTTAAAAGCAATATTGAAACCATTAATTGTCTTGCTACTTAATGTGTAATAATCTCCAGTCGCTAATGCTTGTGCAGAAATTCCTACAGCATAATTAGCAGAATAAAATGGTTTTGTAAATGTTACTGTGTACGTAGTAGTCCCACTTGCTATATCGTTTCCTGATTTAATAGTATCTTCAACATCTATATTAACACTCACAGCAGATACAACTGGTGTAGAAGCCAGATCAGCAGATTTTAAGAATAGTCTAAATTTAAAGTATCTTCCTGTGTAGTCTCCAATGATAAAGTTTCTAAATGTAGTATAAGTTATGTTGTCATCAGAAGTAGCTATTTCTAAATGAGCAGAACAGTTACTAGGTGTATCTCCGTCAAAGTTAGATACTCCATCATCAAATAATAAAGCACCTCTACCATCATCAAATAACTCATCTAAGTTGTCAGCAGTTTGAGTTAATGAAGCTGTAATTCTTACTGTATAACTTCCGCCAATATCTAAAGGTGTAGCAAATAAATAATATCCTTCTGAATATAAGTCATACTTTTCAACTCCAGTATCAAACAATGTAGCTGGAGAATCAAATAATCCTGAACCACTATCAAATAACTCTCCTGAGTCTAATCTTATGCAGTTGTTATCATCTTTATAAACTTGATATTTAGTTCCTGAAAATGCAGGTGCTTCTTCTTGTGTTGCAACAGCATTAAAGTTTCCAATAGCTGTAATGTCAGTTGTTATTATAGATTCATTAACTGATAAGTTACCATTTTTATCTACAGCTTTAATTAGATACGAACCAATCTTTGCACCAACCATAACTGAAGTAGCTGGTCTTGCAACCTTCTCAACTAATGTAACTGAACTAGCCCAAGTAGCACCACTTGTTACTGGTGAATATCTTAAAGTGTAATATGCTAAATCTAAATCGGGTATTTGAGACCAACTTAGGAAAATAGAATTACCAATTACGTTGCAAGAAAAATCTTCAACATCAGCAGGTGGTAATGTTCCACCAACTATTTCTCTTGATGCAGAAGTATATGTAGATGATACTCCTAATGTGTTAAATGCTTTTACTCTTACGTTATAAGTATCTCCATCTATTACGTTTAATATTCTGTGTGTTAAACCTTTGCCTTGACCAGCAATAATATAACTTCCTTCATCAGATCGTTTATATTCAACTTGATAGTAATCCACGAAACTATCTGGTGATGCACCAATCGTTACATCTAAAGCAGTAATAACAACTCCGTCTGAGTATTCAATTAATTGATCGTCTAATGTAACTGAAGCTGGTGCAGATACAGAATTAGGATTTGGTAATGTTGTATCAGCTATTGTAGGTGCTTGTGCCTTGCTAGACCAAGTGTAGAAATTATCTTGATGTTCTACTAATTGTAATGAAACTGTTGAATCAGAATTAATTGACAATCCCATTACTCTAAATGGTTTTGCACTAAATCCACCAGTTACATAAGTTAAATCTACAATGTCTCCAATCGTCACATTTAATGCTTCTGAAGTACATCTTAATTCAACACCTAAAGCATTTCTTGAACGTCTTAATATAATCTCGCAAAGTTCTTCAGCTTGATAAGGATTTGTTATGTGTTTAAAATCAAATCTTCCTTCTAATAAAATAGAATTATCTTCTGCTAACATTGTAGCGAATTGATCTCCACTTGGTAAAGTAGAATCATCAAATGGTGGAAAAGACACTGTATCATTTTGCCAGTTCTTAGTTGGATTACAGAATGTTCCTACAACTCTATTGTATTTAGAGTTTTTCTTTTCTCCAAGAATTTTAATACCACCAAGAATATTATCTTTGTTTAAACTTAAAACTGTTGAACCTGAATCTTCTATAATTAATTTATATTTACCTTGTGTGTAAGTAAATATTGCTTTCATTGGTGTTAGCAATTCTCTTACGTTATCTATAACTTTTTGTGATGAATCTAATACTGCGTTAGTTGTTAATAAACTTATTGCAGTTCCACTTGTATATGGAGTAACCTGTGTATCACAGGTATTAGCTGAACTTTTAAATGAATCGTAATTAGTTTCAAATGCAGAAGTAGGCAAACCTTTTCCGTATCTAGTATTTCTTAAATAATCTAAAAGAATTAAAGCTGAGTTATTAGAATAAGCCCAAGTTGAAGAAGTTGATTCTCTATGAGAACCTGAACCACCTTTAGTAGAGTCTAATCTTGGGTCATAAATTTTTTTACCTTTAAGAGTTACTTTAACATCAGGCAGTCCATTAAAAGCATCTTGATTCCAAGTAAATTTAAAAGCAACATAAGCAACACCTGATAATTTATAATTAGAATCCCAATTAGTGCTTTCATCTAATAAAGAAGAATTTGATTGATTATCTAAACCATAAAAACATTGTGCTGATATTAAACTTGCACCATCTTTATAAAAATTAGTATCTGAACTATTAACAGTTACAATTGCACCATCTGTTAATGAACCAGACCAAGTAACTAATTTGTCATCTACATAAATTTGATCTATACTTTCAATTCCTGCATCTCCACCTTCGCAAAGAACACCAGCAATATAAAGATAAGTATTAGAACTTCCTGAACTCTCTACAAATACTCTTGATATACCAACTTGTCTTGTTCCATAAACAATAGGTATGTTTGCGTCATTAGAATCTTTATTAACAAGTACACCTTGTGCTGATTCAAAATTAGAATTATTACCTGAAGGCTTTGGTTTACTAGGTTGTAACCAGCTTAATGCACCAGATACTATTGAAATGGCAGAAGTAATTAATTTTGATACTGATTTAAATATACTACCCATTTAATCTCCCACCTAAATTCCAACTAGGTTTAGTAAGTCTTACTTGATGTTTAACAATCTTATCTTCTTTAACTCTTATCCATTTAATTGGCTTGTCTATTCCATAAAGGTTTGTAAAATGATCTTTAGTCCAAGACATAATGTCTTTAAGATTTCTTTTAGCTAAAGTTTCAATGTGCCACAAGTTAGTACCACAATTCCATTCGTTAGCTTTTAATTGTCCAGTTTTCATAAATTTATGTTCTACTATGTCGTTTATTAATGCCCAATTTGTATAACCAATAATCTCATCTTTATCTCTATGAATCTGATATTGTCCAAGATTATAAGAAGGCAAAATATGATTAGCGATTTGTCCATAAGTATATTTGTTATATTTTTCAAAATGTCTATAAACCGAAATAATTCGGTAGAAGTCATTCATGCCCTTCCCCATTTAATTTCTTTAACTGATTGTGATGCGTAATCAAAACCTTTATCAGTAGAAAAGTATAATTTTTGAGAATTAGTATTTGTTTTTCTTCCAGCAATCTTATCAAAATCTGCCCAATGAGAAGCTATTGAAATAGCAACTTCAGAAGTGTTATCTGTTTCTGTAATGTTAAAGTTTTCTATTCTTCCATCAAATAAAAGAAATGGGTCTGATATTAATGCTTGGTTTGCATCTAAGAATCCTCTGTAAACAAATGCTTGTTTGTTCATATAGTCATAATTAAGAAATAGACTAATCATTGTTTGATCTGCACCACTAAATTTTAATACTAAATCATTTACTGCTACTTCTGATGTTTCTGATGCGTCAGATACTCCTAATAATAATGTAGATGCTTGGTAAGTGTTTCCACCAAAAGAAATATTCTTATAATGATCTGTGTAATAATATCCTGTGCTAACTCCAATATATACTAAATCAACTGGATTAAGCTTATCCGTAGCAAGTTCTGTAATGAGTGAACCAGATAATGACCTTGCCATTATAATACCTCTATAACGTCAAGCTGATATTGAAATAAATTTTCTGTGCCAATATTAAACTCTTGAACATCTGCAACTAAACCTAATGTAAAATCTACACTAGAATAAATTAATATTGTATTATCAGCAACAGCAGTTCTTAATGGTGGTTCAAATGTTAATGTACCAGAACCAGAACCATTAGATGATACATCTGCAACAATCATATAAACTTTTGTTTGTCCTGTGAATCTAAAATAATCTCCAGCTTTAAATACTCCTGATGTACTGTTTGCCATTCCATCTATTGTGCAACTTGTTGCACCAGCACTAATAATACCATCATTTCTAATTACTCCAGTAGCAACTCCAAGAGTTGTAGATACAGTTGGTGGAGAATAAGTAAATGATTCTAGTTGTGATCTTTGTTTCATTATAAAAGCATTAATGGGTGCAAATTCTGCTCTACTCATAGGTGGGAAACTAATAGTCATTCTAAATCTTTGTCCATCAATTTGTCTTGCTTGTCTTCTGCCAGAAGTTGTTGTTGAAACAATAGTATTCTGTTGTGAAGATATTGATGCTGAACTAGCTACTGGACTTGCAGGAAATGTTCCACTCATACTAAATTAGATTTACCTCTTGCGTTAAGTGCTTGATTAACTAAATTTGTAATCGTTGCTCTATTGTTAATTAATAACTCTTGTACTCCTCTAACATCTGTAGCATTTATTGTAAAATTAATACTTGTTGAACCAGTAGTTCCTAAATCGTGATTAGGTATCATTGTACCACTTTGATTTGGTATAAATAATTCTCTACCACGTTCTCCTACCATATAAGGTTGTCCAGCATTTAAAGCACCACCTTCTGCCGCACCAAAGATCATCATTCCAATATCAAATAAAGTTCCCATATCAAATCCACCGCCACCGCCACCACCACCGCCAAACATATTTCCTATACTTCCAAGTATGTCTCCTAAAGAACCACCTATTGAATTAAATATATCTCCAATACTAGAACCTAAGTTACCAAGAATATCCATTAAGCTACTTCCAATATCACTAAATATTTGTGAACTGTAATCGCTTATTGAACCAAAAATATCTGAGATAGAACCAAATATATCATCAAAAGAAGTTTTTAATCTATTAAACAATTCATCAAATATACTTCCTAATTGTTTCTTAGCAATATCTTCTGGTGTTGTTGTCCCAGTCCCTGCTTCTGTTTGTTTTCTTTTTTCTGATGTTATTTCTTTTTCAATAGATAATCTTTTTAATCCTAATAAAACTGCTATTTCGTCCAAAGCTAATAAAGCAAGTTTAGCTAACTGTTCTTCAATTAAACCAGCTATAATTTTAACAAGCAAGTTTCTAGCTATGTCAGCAAATGTTGTTTGTAATTTTTTACCAAGAATTAATGATTCGGCTAATGCTCTTGAAACATCTTTTATTCCACCAACTAAACCTTGTGCTATTGTTGAATATATTTCTTTAAACTGTTCGTTTAAAGTAAATGTAGCTACTTGCATAGCTTGAACTGTTTTTTGTACAGGTGTTAAATCTTTTGTTTCAAAATTTGCTGGTTTTAATTTTGGTGTTGATTGATCTACATTAACTTTTAATTCTATTGGTTCTCCGAACACAGATTCTTTAAATTGTTTATATTTCTTTCTAAGATATTCAATAGATTCTGCCATCTTACCAAAAGCTTTTACTAAGTATTGCATCATACTATCTGCAACAGATTTAATAGGAATCATTAAGTCTGTTAAAAACTCAGATAAAAAACCAATAAGTGGATTTAAAACTTGTAATGCAAATATAAAACCTTGTAGAGATTTTTGTACTAATAAAGCGATAAGATTAATAATTGGTTGTAAAGCTACCAATAGTTGTGTTAATGAATCAACAAATCCAGCAACTTCCTTTTGATCTCCAATTAAAAATAAAGCTGATTGTGCTTGTTGGTAGAAATCTTTAAATGATTTTGATAAAGAAAAAACTGGGTCTATTGTTTTATTTGCTCTCTTTTCTAATCCATCTAATAAATTTTCTAATATTAATTTAGCACCACCAGCAGTACTCCCTAATAATGTTAAAGACTTTTCGTCTAATCCTAATTCTTCTCTTAAAATTTGAAATGCAGGAATCCCATTTGCTACTAATTGATTTAATTGCATTATATTAAATCCACCTTGAGCACCTTTGGCAAACAATCTTGTTAAATCATTTAAGGCATCAACTTTATTACTTGCGTTACCAGCAGTCTTAGCAAAGATATTAAGCATACGATCTGTTGGTTCAACACCATTCTGATAAAGTGTTAAAAACGATCTTGCTAAATCTTCAATTCCAAATTGAGTTTTTTTAGAAAATTCTGTTAAATATCTAAATGTTTCTGCACCTTGTTCAACTGAACCGACAGCAGTAATTATGTTTGCTCTAAATTCTTGTAATGATTTTGTAGTATCAGTTATTTGTTTAACAACAGCAGAAGTAAATACACCAATGATTGCGTTTTTAAGAGTAAAGAAACTTGTAGTAGTGTTGTCTGTTTCTTTATTTACTCCTTTTAAATTATTTTGTAGATCGTTAAATACTTTTTTTGTATTATCTATTGCGTCTAGGCGAATATTTAGTTGCTGATCTGCCATAATTTAATTTCTCTTTATCTGCCTTCACTTTAAAATATCCTATCCAATAATAAAATTCTTCCTGAGTTAAAGAAAGAACTTCTTCCATACTTTTTTTTAATTCGTGACCAAGAGCAAGTATGGTATATAACTCAGGATCAAATCTTACTTTTTTTCTGCGTCCTCGTAAGAAACTCCATTCAACATTTCTGTTGATACTCTAGCTATAACATTTGCATCAGCATTATTCAATAATGTTAGCTTGTCATCTAGCTTAAATATTTTATTTCCTTCTGAGTCTTTTGCTTTTAAAACGATT